GCCTTCTTGTAGCTCGTCGCCAACTCGACCTAGAGTCTCTGAATATGGGCCTAAGTTATCTGTAGTAGAAGGACGTGCTCTGTTGTTTTTTTGACCTTTAGGAGTGGTCTTCTCTGGTTTACCTGTAGCAGGGTTAGGGACTTTAGACGCGATATTCTCTTCTGTCAATTCCATCTGATCGAAATACACGGCAGAAGGAGAGTCACTAATAGGGTTCTTTGTAGGATTGATAGCAATAGGGAACTTAGAGCCAGCAAACAAAACGTCTACAATCTGAGCGTAAGCAGCTAGTACTTTGGTCTTGGTGATCTTAATGAAGGCACGAGACTTCTCAGCGTCGGTAAACTTAACGTCGTCACCGTACACACCCCTATAGTTTTTATAGGCTTGTAGCCATCGTTGCTCGTCACTGTCACGTTTCTCAGAGGCTGCACTAAAGCGGTCTCTAATCCAACCTTCTAGGTTTCCGTACTTACCGTCGTCTTCTTTTTCTAAAGCAAACAGCTCATCCGTGATAGTGTCAATGTCTATCTCTAATTCTGTCGCGCTAGTGGGTTTGTCAATTATAGGCATCTAGTATCCAAACGTATTATCTGATGGTTGCCACCTAGTTGGTGGGGGAGTTCTTGTATCCCAAGGCGAGCCAGATCGAGGCCTTGACATAATACCGTACCTAATAGAATCGTAAGTATGGTCTGATTTGTACCGTACATCAATGTCGTCCGAGCCTTTAGGGCAAGTAGGTATAGTCTGTAGGTCAGCTATGATCTGACGACAAGTGTCAAAGAAAACAATACCGGGGGTCTCTGTCGTCTCATCTACCTTTAAAAGCTCGTGTAATCTGTTTCTTCCGGCTACTCTAGAGCCACTTGATCTGTCTGAAGGTCTCCATCTACAACCCATAGCAATCATCTCTTCAGCTATAGATGGTCCCATCTGCCCTCGGTTATGCCAGCAGCTAGAATCTAGAATCCCGTAATGTAGGGACTCCTGCTGCTCTTCTACTATAACCGCTTGGGCTAAATCTCTACCAGTGTGCTTAGACACGTACAATTCTCTGTACACGTACAGTGTCTCATAAGAAGGGTCTATAGCAAACCAATGTACTGCGGAGTAGCTAGAGTAACCGTAATCACACGATCTGAATTTTCTCCAGTCGCTAGGTATCTCAAAAGGCTCAACAGTGTGTAGGTGAGGTCTAAACTCTGGGAACGCTGCCCCATCCGCTATAGCCCAATCACCTTCAAGTAATTGTCTTCTCTGCGCTTCTGGCAATGACAGCAAGTTAGCTTCGTATGTACCTTCTGCGTATAAGTACGGGTTATCCTTTAGTGTTGCTGGAATAAACCGTCGTTGAAACAGTGGTTGCCCTACCTTAGCGTGGCCTTGAGGATAACGTAACTCCTCCCCTGTTTCTGAATCTGTAGCGTTGAATGCCTTACCTGCTGGTGCAGGGTCGATAAACATCTGCTTAACCCAACCGTGTCCGGGGCCTCCGGGGTTGGTGGTTGCTCGCATAAAGACTGGTAGCGTTGGATCTGTTGTTCTCAAACGAGAACGCATATAGTTCCACGCAAAGGCAGTAGCATGTTGGGTTAGTTCGTCAAAGCCTATATAAGAGAAGGCTTGCCCCTGATAACGAAGTACATCTTCTTCGCGCTCTAGGTAGGTTAACCACAACTTAGCCCCACTAGGGAATACCCATTGAGACTTACGCTCTTGCCATTTGGCTCCGGGATACGCCCTTGGGTATATCTCCTGAGTCTTCCAGATTAATTCCCGTAGTTCATCATTTGTACGACGAAGGATCAATCCGTTAAATACTTTGTTACCGAAGTAACGCATAGGGTCTGCTAGTAGTCCGTAAGACTTACCTCCCCCTGCTGAACCACCGTACAACACTTCTCGTTCCATAGAAGCCAAGAAGTCAGTCTGTGGGCCATCGTTAGGCTTAAAGATTACATCTTGGTTCTGCGGTATTGCTGTAGATGTGCCAGTTAAACCTTCTTGCTTTTCAGGAGTAGTCTCCTTTACGCCCTTAGCTTTCTTTAGCTTTTTCTCCGCAGCAACTAAGGATCTCTTCTTAGAGGCTACTGATGTGGTTAGTTTGGCTTGTTTCTTTTCGGCTCTAGTAGTAGGTTTCTTCCTAGTAGCCAGTTGTTTATCTCGTGGAGTCTCTACGTCTTTGCGTGACTCCGCCCACTTGGTAGATAACCCTTGGTGAGATATTTTTCTACCTCCCTCTTCAGATAACCACTTGGCAGTCTCTCTAAGGGAGTTTCCATTGTCCAAAAAAAGAAACGCTTCTTCGAGTAATTCTAAAAGCGCTTCGTGAAGGACCCATTCATTTTTGTTATTTGGGTCTGCTGCGTAGCCAAAAGGCGGCCTAGACGCAGACTTTGTTTTTGGTTTATTCTTCCATTTGCTCATTCACGACTTCTTTAGGGGGTAAGATAAAGATGCCACCAGTAGAGGTAGACACTTCTATCTTTTCTTTTTTAACCAGACCTACACGATCTAGTACCTGCGTTGCAGCCGCAACAGCATTTCTGGCTCCCACCTGAGAAGGGTCTACTAGGACACCTGTCAACGAAAAGGCCGCTCTAGGGGCATTCATTGCAAGCATCATACTAGCTCGTTCTACAATTTCATCTTTGAGAGGCTCTACGACCTCCTTAGTGCGTGTCTGAGGAGAATAGCCCGCTATGTTCATAGCTTCTCTTATGGAACCTCTAGCGTCGCCACAAAGGGCTTCTAGGAAGGCTTCTTGCTTCTCAGTGTATTTAGGTTCGTCAGCCATAAGCTATCGCATTCGTCTAGTAGGCTGAACAGGTCGTCTTGCTGGAGTCAAAGACGCAGGTCGCTGTACAGGCTGTCGTGTTATAGCTGGTCGAGGTTGCATAGGTTGACGAGCTGTAGGCTGTGCCATAGGTCTAGCTTGTGGTGCTGCTCTTTGAGTAGGCTGCATAGGTTGAGCAGGCCGTCTTGCTGCTGGACGAGGTGCTACAGGTTGAGCTTGTGGCGTAGGTCGTCTTGCTGCTGGTCTAGCTGTAGGTGCTGCCATTGGCCGCCGTCTTGCAGACGGAGTGCCTGTAGGCGCAGGCCTCTTAGGATTAGACATTCTAGCAGGCAGTCCTTTCTTGATTGAACGGCTAGTAGGTTTCATAGCCATAGGTATCCCCTTTTATTATATATATCTTATTATTTTATAAGTATATGTATACAGTAAGTTATCTATATAACTATCTATATATTATACTATATATCTTACAGGAAATTTACTTATTAAGTATCCTATAAAAGATATTAAAACAATATCATATTTTAGAGTAAAAGTCAATACCTATATGCTATTTATTCTATTTTAGTTAATTAATTTACAATTAACGTACTAAACTACCGTTAAACACTCGGTACATGCCTTGGAGGGCATAGTGCGTAGCCATTTTTGTTGTCTTCCATGTACTCCAGCACTGCAACAAACTCCGCTACAGTACCGTCGTTCTTCAATCTGTTGGCTTTTGCACTAATAATCCTGCAATTACCCCTTACGTACCCCATTTTAGGGTCTATACGGTCAATTGATGGGCTAGAATTAGAAGATCCCTGCCCTACCTTAGTCCAATCCAGCGTTACGTCCAATATAGGACAGAATACAGGGTACGGTTCTAAGTCAATCAGCTCTAAATCGAATGGTATGGAGTCTTTCTGGCATTTATACTTGATGTGGGCTAGTGAAGTAGACAATTTCTGCTTAATACAGAAGTCTAGTAGGTCTTTAGTCTCGTACTGGCTTAATTCGTTCTCACTCCATGTATTCATCAGGATCGTCCTCGTAGTGATCTACTGGAACGGTCAATTCTTTAATACTATTGGCAGCGTTTTGCATATTATTAGATATTTCTCGAAGAGAATCAGACAGGGAATACAGATGATTGTACCCTACTTCTGTGGTTAAATAGTGATCTACCCACCTGTTAAAGATCTGGGTAAGAGATACTCGGTTTTCTGAGCAGGCCTCGTCACTGTCACCTACAAACATATACAAAACTACGTTAATGTCTCCTGCTTGGTCTAATTCAGCGTCCGCTTCTACGTACACTGGTACGGATAGATCAAAGTCTGCTCCGGTTAATTCTAACTCTACTTGCTGGCCCTTATCATTCATAGGTAAGTGTGTATTCCTTTATGCTATCTGTAGTAGTTGCCTACTAAAAACACTGTATACCACCTTATTGACAGCCCGTCAAGCCTCCCCTATACCTTTTATGTACTCCCCTACTTTACATTTCCTATTTTCCAATCTATGTGCAGGCTTGTATACGCTAACGCCCATACCCCCCATGGCCCAATCCCGCCCCTGCAAGCCGCGCCCCGCCTAGGTTTACCGGATTCTAGCGCGTATACGTTAGCGCGGTCCTTCGTTATCATGGCGAGTGTATCAAGGGATCAATGAGCGGTTATTATAGGGGAAGGCTAGCGGCTGACAATACCGGCGGGCGCGTGTGGGAGCGCGTGAGTGCACGAGTATGAAACAAAAAGAATAAATACAAACAACCCTACCGGCCTACACTAGCGGACGGCCTACACGTTTAACTAGCGACTGACAATAGGGATGGTATAACTGGTAGGCGGAATGATATTCCCACGGGTACAGTGTGAGAAACTATAGGGCAAAAAAAAGCCGCGCAGTTAAGGCGGCTAAATGATACGCGGTGAAGGCTAAACGGTGTGACCATCCACAAGTGTAAGGCCTTGTGTGTTGTTGTAATGAAGCTGACGAAGCCGTCTGGTTTCTTCGCTGTACTCTCTACCGTGAAACCATAGAAGAATAGCGGGCAATGTTACCGCGTT